GGCAACCCTGGCCCCCCACATGTCCATGTCTCGGCCCTTGGCGTAGGTGTCGGCTTGGACTCGGCGAAGGCGAAGTTGATCGATGCTGCTAGCGGGATTGGTGCTCATTGGGTTCTCCAGAGGATGGGTGGGGGTGGATACCGTACCTACACGGTGGGCTACCATTCTCGCCCCCTACGGCCAGTGTTGTAGCCCCGGTCACTGCTGTAGCTGACAGGCGCCGAGTCGCGACCCCGACGCTCACCCCCGCCTGCATGAGGCCGTGACTCGGCGATGGAGACCCGCATGGCTCGCCCATTGAGGTTTTGGCCATCCATTGCCTCTAGGGCCTTCTCCGCGTCAGCCGCAGACGCGAAGGTGACGAACCCGAACCCGCGAGATTGCCCCGTCTCTCGATCCGTGACGAGCTTCACTTCATGGATGTCCCCGAAAGACTCGAAGACCTGCCACAAGTCTTGGTCACCCACACTCCAGGCGAGATTTCCTACGAACAGCTTGCTGCCTACCACTTTCACTCCTGTCTCGCAGAAGAAGCTACGAGAGTCGACCCCCACTACTCAATTTCTCGTGCAGAACCAATTCGCCCGGCTAAGTTTCCCCAGAGTTTGGTTTTTTTGCCTCGTAGTGGTTTTCTTGCAGAAGTTCTTGTAATTTGCTATGTTCTGTGTGGAGGTGTTCATGCAAGCAGTCGAGCAATGGCTCTGCGCACGCAACCTTCCACAAAGCCCACCGGATACGGGGGCGATGCTGGAGGGGGAGGCACTGCATTACGCCGTGGCGACTTTCCTTCGGCGTCCTCGTGACGTGCCCGATGAAGTCGTGATCTCGCTGGCCGAGGGGTTGTTCGTCAAGGTCTGCCACCCTATCGCTGACTGAGCCGTCGCTTCGTCCAACGTCCAGATGCGGTCGGGGCTGAGGGCTGCCCACTCCTCGGGGAGAAGTTGGCGTGGCCCCGCCAACCCCCCGCCGTAGATGGCCATCGTGTTCCGTGTGTGCGGGATGTGGCCGAGTACCTCTCGGGATGACAGGTAGGTGAACAGGCGCTCGTTTCCACACGCCCCCCCGTTCAAGTTCGAGCCCACGTAGACGACAACCCGACTTCGTTTCAGAAGGTCGACCAGGCCAGGGATGTGCCCGTGGTTGATGGGCCACGAGAGGTAGGCCACGTCGATTCCATCGGCCGGAGCCTCGACGAACTGGAAGTATTCTTTGACGAAGCGGACCCCCGTAACCGAAGCCTTGCTTGTGATCCCCCACTTGTCGACCGCAACGACTCGTGCAGCACCATGGCGCAGGAGCATCTTCGAGTGCCACAAGTCTCCAGCCCCCAAGTCCCATACCTCCTTGCCCCGAACATGAGGCTCCAGTGTTGACTCCATCTCGGGGGTCACGGTGCCGTACATGGGCCCGCTCATCCAGACACTCCAAGGAGACGAATCGCCTCCTCGACATGCGCCTCTTGCAACCCACCTGTAAAGGACGAAGGTCGGTCGGAAAGCTGTGGGTGGCCCTCCACCACCTGATCGTCGAGGATAAGGTAGTGGGTCACTGCGGGATGGTTCGCCAACCAGGCCGCAACCTCGTGTGCGCGGGTCTTCCCATCCAGATGCGGTGTCGACCCGATGACCAGGTCTCGGTAGGCCCGACGATCCATCCCCGCATCGATGAAGGCACGCTTGAGGGCCGTGGACTGCGCGTTGTTGCGTCGCCAGTCGCTCGACACCACGATCTTCGCTCCCGTCGCCTCCACGATGCGGAGCACCCGACGCACGCAGTCCAGGTCGACCGTCGCTGCATACGCGAAGACCGAGTGCCAAGGCTCTCCAGGGATTCGGTTGTGGATCGTGCCCTCGTGGACAAGGACGCCACCCACATCAAGGAAGATCACAGGGCTTGACGATGGTTCCATGCACCCACCTACACGCCTGCAGGATGCCCTGAAGCTGCGCGGCCAATGAATCCCCTATAGCCCGCGAAGATGCGAAGGGGATGCACAGCACCCCACCCACCCAAGGGAGCTTCGCATGCCAAACCAGGACCGTAACCCGCAGAACGGAAACCAGGGCACCTCCTTCCTCTACAACCAGGGGACAAGCCCGAACACGCGCGTTGCTGTGAGCCAGAAGGTGCGTCTCCTGGCTCCGGCCTATGGGGCCAGCTCGGCCCTCCATCAGATCGGCGTCCTCTCGAGCTTCAACCCGCAGGAAAGCCGCACCATCGATCCGGTTCGCGGAATCGGCTACGGCGACATCATCGCTGAGCTGGTGCCCGGCGTCACCGACCCCCGCACGGCTTCCGTCGAACGCGCCCTCCTCTACCTCGCCAACTTGTGGCAGGCCACGGGCTACGCCGCTGGCATCGACGGCCCCGTCCGCTCCCTGCGCCATCACCGGTGGCCCTTCGACGTGGAGCAGCAGCTCGTGTTCTCCACCCTCGCCGACAACGACCTTGATGCGGCGGGCTCCGGGTTCAGTGGCACCAGCGGCGCATACAACGGTGGCGTCAAGGCCATCTCCTACCCAGCCGTCACCCCCGTCCCAGACGGTGGCCCCTCGACCGGTGGACACACCGCCATCATCACACTCAATGAAGCGTGCTGGTGGAACGATTGGTCGGCCACCTTCGCTGCCGACTCGGGCATCATCATGGAGTCCGGGGCGATGACGATCACGGACGTCCACGACTTCGCCAGTGTCTACGGTGAGTTCCTTTCCACCGGAAATGACCCCACCATCGGCCAGCTTGGCTCTGCCCGCTACGGTGGTGGCTTGACCGGCGGCGGTGGCTTCTAGTCGTCGCAGGTAGCGTAAAAACGAGGACTGTCACTGCGTCAACAGTGACAGTCCTCTAACAAGCCAAACCTGGACAAGAGGTTCAACATGCTCCCGAACGATACCCCCACTACGGGTGGTCTCTACCTCTTGCGTTTCCCTAATGGGGACTATTACGGAGGGAGGTCGCAGAACATCCGTAAGCGATGTAGCGAGCATCGGTGCAACTTGCGCAAGGGGGTGCACACGAACCGCTACATGCAGGCTGTGTTCAACAAGTATGGGGATTTCGCTTTGGAAGTCCTCGTACACGTGGAGGGTGAGCCGGAGCAGATTCAGGCCGAACAGGTTTGGTTAGATGAGCATGTGGGGCGGTCGGGTTGCCTCAATTTCGGGCGGGATGCAGCCTATGGGTTGAAGCGTGGGCAAAAGAAGTCCCCCGAGGCAATGGTCAAGATTCGCGAGGCTAGCGCACGGCGCAGGGGTGTCCCCCAAGATCCGGAGGTGGTGGCCAGACGGGCCGCCTCGAACACGGGCCGCACGAACACTCCCGAGACCATCGTCAAGATGTCCAAGTCCGCGAAGCGCCGTGCTGCGGAGCGGCCTACGTCACACGACGAGCGGACTCGAGCGTTGATCTCGTCGCAGCAACGTGGCCGGGTATGGATTACAGATGGCGTCACGAACCGCCGTGTGCGTCCAGAGGAGGTTGACACACACGTTTTGAACGGGTGGGTTCGTGGTAGGTTCGTTCGTGGGGCGGCTGCTGTGAGTCGAAACGATGCTCCGACCACGGGCGGCCTCTATCTCCTTCGTTTCCCGAATGGGGATTACTACGGAGGGAGGTCGCAGAACATCCGCAGCAGGTGCCACCTCCATAGCAGCCAGTTGCGGAATGGCACTCACGCCAATCCGTGGATGCAGCGGGTGTATGACAAGTACGGACAGCCGGCCATTGAAGTTCTATCCGCCATCCCACAAAAGGAGGCACGGGTACTGGCTGAGCAGGCGTGGCTTGATGAGAACGTGGGTCGACCGGGCTGCTTGAATTTGAGTCGGTCGGCTGATTCAAATGCGATGGAGGGGCGTCATCATTCCGAAGAGACGCGGCGACTCATATCCAACCGACTTCGGGGGCGGGAGTTTACAGAGGAGCACCGCAGGGCTCTCTCGGATAGTGCCACCGGGCGTCAGCTGTCTAGTGATGCAGGGGCGAAGATAGCCGACGCCAACAGGAGTCGCGTGTGGACGAATGCGGCGAAGGAGCGGTCTTCGGCATCACACACGGGGAAGAGGCACACGGCTGAGACACGGATGAAGATGGCAGAGTCGGCCAGGCTCCGGGAGGCCCGAAAGAGGGAGGCGTGTTTGGAATAGGTGGGTGGTGGTTCGGTAGCGGCCCTATCTTTTCAGGTAGGGTGCAGCGTCCTTAGGGAGCAGCACCGCGGCACACGCACACCACACCAGACCTTCGTGCATCCCCAACCCCAAGTGGTTGGGTCAAACTACATACACAAACGGCCGTGCTTGTGCCCGCAGTCTGCTCCCAGACACACACCACTCTGGGAGAGAACATGATCGACATCAAGGCACTTGAGAAGGCCCTCGCCACCCTTGGAAGCATTGGGAAGGGTGAGCTGACGATTGATGCGGGTGGGACGCCCGTGACGCTTCGGGTGCTTACGGCGGACGAGGACCAGGCGGCACAGAAGTACTCGAGGATGACCGAAGAGGGTGAGGAGGAGCCTTCGGGTTTGACCTTCCTGGAGCGGTACAAGCGGTCGTTGCTTGCGTACGCAATCATACAGATCGGAGACCTGGATCTTCGCAACGAGGATTACATTTTGACGGGGGAGGTGACGGACACGGGTGTTCCTGTCCGGGCTCCTCGTCATGTGGTTGTGCGTGGGATCATTGACGGGTGGGCCCGCGTCACGACGATGGCCTTGTTCCAGAAGTACCTGGAGTTGCAGCGTCGCGAGGATGCTGCGGCCGAGCGGGCCATCCAGTTCGATGTGACGGACATCGATGAAGAGATCACACGGGTTGAAAAGCGTCTTGCCGACCTCAAGGATGAGCGCAAACGCTCGATCTTGATCACGACTGCGGGCTCTCCCGCGTCGGCCGCAGCCAGGGCACCGGAACCTGAGCCCCCTGCCCCCGTGGTGCCCGCCGTAGAGGCCCCCCCTCCTGAGCCCCCTCCGGCACCGGCTCCTCGCCAGCGTGTCGGGCCGGTGCAGGGGGCTCCGCCCATGCCTCCCATGCGTCCCGTAGAGGCCCCCCCGACCCCTATGGCTGCGGCGAACCCCTCGACTTTCGAGGAGATGCATGACTCGATGGGGGATGGTCCCGAGCAGATTGCAAACGAGACGGCACGACTCCTGGCTGCACGGCAGGCGGCGCGTCGGCAGTCCCTTGACACGATGGCCGAAGAGCCCCCTACGATTGAAGCGCAGGTTCGCCGAACCCCGCCCCACCGGGCGGCGGCCAACACGTCTGACGCGGTGATGGATTCGGATGCGGGCAGCTTCAAGGCTGTGAGGGCCACGGGTGGTCCGCCTCCGAATGTTGATGTGCACCGTCTTGAGCCCGTGACCCTCTCCGAGCGGGGGCGGCAGCCTCCGCCAGCGAACACTCGGGTGCAGGTCAACAATGGGCCGAAGACAGGTCCGACCAATCCTCGTTTCCGAGGGCAGTAGCACGCACCATGTCTCTACGGGTTCAAACTGTGGCAGCCCAGGCTGAGCAACGACGCGCCATCTATGATGACGTGGAGGAGTTGCTCATTCCCGGATTCCTGTCGCAGACCGTGGAGGCGGGTGGAATACAGCTTTCGATGAAGTCCTTGTTCCCCGGCGAGATGTATGTTCTGCGGAACCGTTTGGGGCGTCGGATTACCGAGCGGCTGTGGCGGGAGTGGGCCGTGGCAACGTCCACATGGATGTTGGATGGCCAGGTGCTCCTTGGGGATGTGAACGCCGCTGTGCGGGTTCGAGAGGCGATCCGTTCGCTCCCTGGCCCCGCCTTGGACTCATTGTTCTCGGTGTTCATGAGCCTGCGCAACCGGATGCACATTGCGGCCAGTCGGGTGGAGGCATATTGCTACGAAGATTTCGGCCGGGCTACGTGGCGCATGACGGGTCGGAAGTCTCCGTCTCGGGATGACGTGGCGGGTGTGCCGGGTGTCTCGTCTCTTGGGATGAACCATGTGCAGCGACTGTGGGTCGCGTACAACCTGGCCGAGGACGATCGCCAGGCGTGGAATCTGGAGTGGGCAGCGGCGAAGCTCATTGCTTCGGCGTCATCGCCCAAGGGTGTGAAGCAGCTCAACCAGAAGGATGAGTCGGATCGCAACCTGGAGAATGACCGACGGCAGGGGGTGATCCGCAAGGCGTACTACCAGGCTTCTGGCCGTCAGATTGATGAGGAGGACGGCATGGTCGTTCGTCGGGCTGTGAGCGCCGACGAGCTGGCCAATGAGATGGAGCGGTGGGCTCGAGGCGAGCACGACCCCCACGACCAGATCATTGAAGCATACAAGAATAAGATTCGCGAACAGCATGAGGCGAACAGACGCGCGCATGAAGCCCGTATGCAGGCGGTCGCGATGCTGCAGGAGGAGGCTGCAGAGGCGGGTGTGGCCCCGCTTGTGGGATACACGCTGGACCAGCTTCGCGAGCTTCGTGGAGGGCCTGAGGCTCCCTTGCAGCGTCGTGGTTCGGCCATCATGGACTCGTCGAGTGCGTCTCGGCTGTACGACAAGTACTTGGCGAATGAGATCAGGGTGGGTGGTCTTGCGGAGGGTGGGAAGTCCGCCCCGCTCCCCACCGAGCGGTCGGGTGGATTGGCAGATGCCGTGGCGTCCCGCCAGGTTCGTTACCGTGATGATGGAGAGGCGTCCTAATGCCAAAAACATCAGAGATGCAGGCTCGTATCGATCTCCTTGTGGGGATCGACAAGGCCACATACCAGAAGTCTAGGACGGCTCTTGCGAGTCTGTTTGATCATCGCGTAGGCGTGGGGGTTGACGACAGCGACATCCGCCAGATGGCGAAGCAATTCCGTGAAGCCTCTCGTCTTGGCGGGGAGGCGATTAGCGAATCCCTTCGGAAGCAGCTTGACGACGATGTGTCCTCGGCCGTGTCGCAGTTCGAGAAGATCCGTGCGCAGATCACACATGCGTTGGAGGCGAATGACTCCCGCAAATATGAGGAGTTGGCTGAAAAGCAGGCCGAGGTGCAGGAGCAGTTTTCCGAGGCGATGAAGACGTACAAGAAGTCCGTCGAGGAGGCGGACAAGGCCATTCAGGACAAGATCAAGGCAGAGCAAGCGGCAGCGAAGAAGCTAATGGACGACCGCGTGTCCGCAGAGAAGAAGCTGCAAGAAAAGGCTGAAAAGGATGCCGAGGACGCGGAGAAGAAGCGGGCCGATGCCGCGGAGAAGCTGCGAGGCATGGCCGTGTTCGGCAGCCTGGACACCATGAAGGATGCGGGCGAAGGTGTGGCCGGCCGGTTTACGGACGCCTTGAACAAGGCGTCCGAGTCGGATTTGTCCGGGTTTGCACAGAGCGTCCTGGGGTCGATGGGCGCGCTCGCAAAGCGTGGGGCAGAAACCAAGCAACTCGCGGCCGATAGTGCAGCCGATGCGGTGGCCGCGAAGGACTTGGCCGCGTCGGCCATGAAGCTCGGTCGCGCAGCGGCAATGCTTGGCATTGCCGCGGGCGCCATTGGTGGCCTGGTGGCGGCGGTGGCGGCCTTGGATGGTGCCGCCAAGGAACTCAATCAGTCGATGCTGGAGGGCGCGAGCATTGCAGACTTCTCGGCACAGTCGCAGATCACGTCCCTCCGAGATGTCGAGGGCACGATGGAGGCCGCCCGAAAGGCGTCGCACGAGATGGCGATAGAGTTCCGCGGCACGAGTGAGGAGATGGCAGGCATCCTGGCCGAACTCAATCAGGCCGGGTTCTCCTACCGGGAGATGGAGCAAGGGGTCAGCACGGTCATCGACAAGCAGGCCAAGTACGCTGAGGCCGTGAAGAAGACGTTCGAGTGGTCTCGGGCGTTGGGTGTGTCCACGTCTGAAATCGCAGATACGACGGCCGAGTGGTCTACGAGCTTTGGACTTGGGGTCACTGGGATTAGCGAGGGTTTCAAGGAGATCGCAGACTTTGCGATGGACAGCGGGTTCAACGTGAAGCGGTTCTTCACGGCCGTGTCGCAGGCGACATCGGGCATGGCCCTCTACAACATGCGCATCGAGGAGGCCGCCTTCTTCCTGTCGAAGACGCAGAAGATTCTGGGTGAGACGGATGCGGCAGACTTCTTTGAGTCGCTGACGAAGGGTTTCATGGATGAGTCGATTACCGACCGCATCAAGCGGATCATGATTGCGGGGGCCGGAGACACAGAGAGGATCTTCCGGGACACGGCGGATCGGACGGCCAAGGGGTTCGTGTCTGCGTTTAGTGGCTCGGACACGCAGGACAAGATCAAGGCCGCGTTCAAGTCCGTGAACATGGAGATCGACCTTTCGGACCCGCAGGTGCTTCAGAACACATGGGGGAAGATGGATGACCGTAACCGGCGCCTCATCATCGCCGAGCTTCGGGCGAATGGGGATGAGCAGTCGCAGGCGGCGGCACGGCAGCTTGAAACCCTAGGGCGTGTCGTGGATGGAGCCAAGGGTGGGATGGACGCACAGGTTCGAGGGCTCGGTGCGCTCGACATGCAGGGGAAGCTCGCCTACAAGCTCCAGACGCTTGGGGATCGTCGCCTCAATGAGATGAGCATGGAGGAGTTGGCCGCGTTCGAGAGCTATGCCGGAATCTCGGGAGCGCAGCTCGAGCAACTCACGCGAGTCGAGGAGCAGTTGTACGCCGACTATGAGCTGGCCAAGAAGAACGGGAAGGCAGAGGGCCAGTCGTTCAAGGAGTTCATTTCCAGCAACGAGATGGCGCAGGAGCAACTGAAGACGGTGGCCGACATCGTGGAGGTGTCCGAGTACTTCGCGCAGCAGACCGTGGAAAGCACCCGGTCTGTTTTCTCGGTGTTGAAGAACACCATCGCACAGACGCTCGACAACATCTACTCCTTGCTGACATCCTGGTTTGGTGTGTCACGGGAGATGGGTGCTGACGAGGTGACCAAGCTCACGTCGGCGATCACAGCAATTGGTGATGACCGGAAGGCGAGTGCGGCTCGCCTGGATGAGATTGACGCCAAGATCGCGGGTGCAGACCAGGTGCTTGCAACCAAGGGCAAGGGGTCGGCGGAGCATTCTGCTGCGTTGGGCGAGAAGGCCGCGCTAGAGGCACGTCGCAAGGCGGAGCTGGGGACGCAGGAGCTTCTCCGAGCGATGGAGAATGAGGTGCGGCTGATGGACAAGTCCGCCGTTGGGAGCACAGACGACGTTGTTGGCCTCTCACGCAAGCGACTGTCCTCTTCCGGTGCGGACATGGCGATTCTGGCCAAGTACCTATCACCTGAGCAGCTGCAAAGTGCTATGCAGCGACAAAGTGCTTCAAAAGCGGCCAATCAGCAGCGTGCTTCGGACTTGAACGACAATTACAGTCATGTCCGTGGTGGATCTTTTAGGGACACGACGGGGCTTCCTATTGCCGCAGCTGCGGATACCAATATCGTAGCGGACATGCTCCACGAGACGGCCACGGGAGCCGATGTCCTCGCCAAGGAGCAAATCAAGCTCCAGGAGGAGCAGAACGACATCCTTTGGAAGACATTGTCCCCAACGGCGCTTCAACATGCGTTTGCGTCGGGCCAACTGCAGGCCGATTCCGAGAAGTTGGCGTCAAGCCTTGGCATCGAGCAAGGGACGAAGGAATTCAAGCAATTCGTAGCTGACGCCATGATGAGGAACTTCGCACCCCATCAACAGAGGATCAACGACGCAGGGGCGGGTCAGTATGTCAAGGACAAATTCGGCTTTGACATGGCTCGACTCGCCGATCCGACTATGGCGCAGGACTTCGTCATGCGCCCGGGCCAAGCAGCGCAGCGGTTCTCCCCGAGTGACACCATCTTGGGGATGAAGGGCGGGGGGCCGCTCGTGACGGGGCAGCAAGGAGTGGGGGGCGTCGTCAACGTGACCATCAACGGAGGCAGCCAGGCCGAGGTCTACAACACCGTGAAGTCGGCGCTCAAGAGTGCCGGGCTTCGCACATGATGGAGGCGTAACCAATGGCGGGCACACCTACATTCCGTAGCGCGTTCACGAGCTACCAGGATGCGTCCGCAGGCTTGGGTCGGCGGCCCGTGATCTTCGACATCCTAGGCCCGGATTGGGAGACGAGCCTGCTGCCAGACGAGTTGAAGATGGTGCTGCACGTGAATCCAAGCTCGATGTCGATCAACCACACGCGCACAGTGGAGCGCATACAGACACGGGGGGGGTTCGTAGAGCAGCATTGGGGTGATGCCGTGTCCGAGATCACGTTCGACCAGTCGTCGGGTGGGTTCATGCGGCTGTACTCGGGGTTGTCAAACGTGACGAATCCTGCCTATGGCGGGACGCGGCGGGAGACGATTGCCTACGACAAGTTCCTGGACATGCTTGCCTTGTTCCACAACAACGGGTCGGTATACGACACCAATGGCAACATCGTGCTGCAGGGCATCCTCAAGATTACGTTCGACGGAGGGATCTACTACGGGTGGTTCTCGCAGTTCTCGGTGAACGAGGAGGCCGAGAAGCCGTATCAGTTTTCCATCTCCGCGTCGTTCTCCGTACGTAAGGAGGTCGTCGTGTGGCGCTCGGCCCTCTCGTCATCGGATGGCGTGGCTTCTTCGGGACCGTCCACGTCGCTTGACATTGGGTCGTTTAGCGAGGCTCCATTTGACCTCAACGTGGGGGGGACTGTCTAATGGCACTGCTTGGTACGACACCACCGGCAAGCCGGTACGACGGGTTGACCGTGGGGCCGGCGTTCGCCTACACGTTTGAAACACAGGAGGGCATCCCGGTTGACGGGACCAATGCGCTCTTGCGAGACTTGTCGCCTTTCGTGCTTCGGATCGTACCGCCTGCAGCACTCCTAGAGGCAGCGGCCACGTCATCGGAGGAGGCTGTTGATCTCATCCAGGCGGCGGCGTTGGGGGCGAGTACGACGACGCGCAGCACTTCCATTGCCACGGTGCTTCGCACGGTTCTTGCGACAGGGGCCGCGGGATACTCGACTGGACAGCTCGAGTCATTCGTGGCGAATGGCCAGTTCTACACGGACGCCGATGCGGCGTTCGTGTCCACGCTCGCGGACGCATTCACGGCGGCGGACATCGCCTTGCAGCTTGAGCGCGTCCTGGCGATGGAGCCATTGGTTCTCCTCGTGAACCCGTCAACCATGAATGTGCAGCGTGCCAAGCTCCAGAGTTTTCAGTCGAAGACGCGTGAAGGGTACGTGTTCGAGGCGTGGGGGGAGGAGCAGATGACAATCTCCTTCTCAGGGTCTACGGCGGGGTTCGTGGCTGGTGCCGTGGACACAAGCAGCCCGTACGGTGCGCAGACAACGGGGGTCACGTCCTCCGTGTCGGGTTACCAGGAGGCGGCTCGACGGGATTCCGCGGCCTGGCAGAACTTCCAGGCGCTCTACCATTTCTACAAGAACAACGGCTACATCTACGACACCGTGCGGAAGTCCTACGCGCATCTGTTCATTGGTGCCGTGGCGATTGATTATGACCAGTGGACGTACGAGGGCCACATTGAGTCGTTCGCCTACAAGTACGACGAAGCGATGCCTCATCGGGTGGAGTTTGACATGGAGTTCAAGGCGTCGCGGATCTACGACTCGGCCCGATCTTCCTCGACGGTTAGCCCCATCTCCATGGCGCTAACCAATCAGGCCGCAGAGTCGTTCTTGCGTGGGCAGTTGACGTCTGCATCCCCCACGGAGTTCTCGCAGCCTCCGCTAGATAACATTCTTGGGAGGGTGTGATGAGCGTAGAGAGCCGACCGTATGTGGGCACCTGGAAGCTCAATAATCGACAGGTTGTGAAGGTCACGCCGGACGCCTTGGTTTATTTCAACGGCGACCTTTCGCTTCCTGGGTGTCCTACATGCTCGGGGAAAATTGAGATCCAGCAGTACATCACTCAGGTGAGTGTGGATCCCTCCACGGAGGGTCCCGCTACTGCGAGCATCTCGCTTCATGTCCCACGGTCGGCTGGCGATGGACTCGTTCGGGATGGGAACTTCATCATCCAGCCCGGCTTGGAAGTCCACATCTACATGCGCGGCTACTTCCCGGTGAAGGGGCTCACTGCCGGGGTCATGCCGGAGCAGACGGGTGGTGTTGACGTGCAGAACGCCGTGATGTACCCCTACTACCTGGTGCATCATGGTGTAATTACAGATGTGGGCTACGACTACTCTGGGGGGGAGCACCAGGTATCGATCTCGTGCGCGGACTTGCTCCACTTCTGGCAGTACCAGCGCATGAGCACGAACGGGTCGCTGTTCGGGGCCCGTCCGATGAACTCGAAGGTCGACATGAGCTTGGTTGGTCACAACATGACGGGCATGAGCCCGTTTGCCATCATCTACCAGCTCTTCCGTGATGTACAGGGTTCGGCTGGTGGTGTGGAATTCGCTCTCGGCAACAAGACCAATGCCGCCGCGAACTCGACAGTGATCGGTGAGTCCTTGTTCTCCCTCTCCATCTTGTACTGGCAGAAGCGGTTTGCGCAGTCCATGACGTCTCTACGTATGTACGGAGTGGATGGATCTTTGTACAACGGCTTGCAGGCTGCCTACCTGGCACGACTGGGTCAGGATGACCCAGCGAAGATCGCCAAGAAGGTTGGGGCAAAGGGGGCGCAGTCGTCCGAAGTGAACCCGATGCTGGATCAGACGGCACGGGTGCTTGGGTTCGACCCCTTCTCACTCAACCAGGGGGCGTCGGGCGCCGAAAACAACGAGGACGGGCAGCTCGGGATCAACATCGCGCAGCTGCAGGCGTTCGTGTCGGACATCTCACAGTGGGGCAACGTCAACTTTTTCGAGTCGGTGTACGCTACCAAGATGGATATCGCCAACAACGTGAAGGAGGCGGCAGGCTACGAGTTCTACCAGGATGTGGACGGGGATATTGTGTTCAAGCCACCGTTCTACAATCTCGACACGTCCGAGTCGCGGGTGTACCGGCTCGAGGACATCGACATCATCTCCTTCTCCGCGTCATCGCAGGAGCCACAGGCCACGGTGGTGAAGGTTACGGGCGGCCATTTCCGCAACACCACGGGCACGGGGTTGGAGAACAGTGAGTGGGGTGTGCGTGCGGAGTTCATCGATTATCGGTTGGTGGCGAAGTTCGGGTGGCGGCAGGAGACGTTCGAGACGACCTATCACACGGACGCACAGGCAATGTTCTTTGCCTGCGTGGCGCGGTTCGACATCTTCAACATCGGCATGAACAGTGCCACGGCGACTATCCCCGTTCGCGCGGAACTTCGCCCTGGGTACCCGGTCTACGTTGCTTTCATGGACTGCTACTACTACCTCCATAGCTTCAACCACTCGGTTGCCTTTGGTGGACAGTGCGTCACCACACTCAACCTTGTGGGGAAGCGGGCGAAGTTCTTCGCTCCGGGAAAGGCTCGCGGGGACGGCACACCCGCACGGATTGAGGACATTCACCTCAACAACATGTATGAGCCGGCACTTCCGCTGCAAATCACGGAGATTGATGGGGAGACGATCATGCCCCGGCTGCAAGGGTTCCCCAATGTGGTGATGACCTTGGACCCCACCGGGATCAACCCACTATCGTTCTCGATCGGAACAGACCCCGCGGATCTGCAGACCGAGGACGCCATCCGCAACTTGATCCAACAAGCGTTGATGGGACGCCTCTCCGTTCTTCAGCAGGGCGCGGATGATGGCACATCGGATGAAGCCACGCGGGCTACGGATGGTCCCTGGCAGCTTCAAACAGGGGATGAGGCCAACCCGCTCGTGATTGGGAGTGTGGCCGAGCTTCTTGCTCAAGCGGCGCAACTACAGTCATTCAATGTCCAGGCGGCAGAGTCGGGGGTGACCGAGGCGGAACGTGAGGACGTGATGGCCGCCACGGCTCCGTTGCAGGCATTGGTGCTTGCGGCCCGAGACGTGATGGCCAAGCTGTTTCCGGAGTCCGAGTCGTCGGCCCGGTATCTCGCGCTCCTAAGCGATACGAAGGCCACGTACAATCCAGGCGCCAACATCCCTGGGTACTACCGCTACTACTCCTCCTCGCACCCTGACCCGGAGATGCAGGGGCCCGCCAGTTGGGAAGTGAGTGAGACGGGCGTGGTGTCTGTTGGTACGCAGACGAAAGTGGATGCATCGAAGAGCCAGACCTCGACGCAGTTCAAATCCACTACGTCTGGCGGCACCACGTTCGTCACGGGGGCCGAGGTGAAGGCGGGCATCCCTATTCTCAAGCCTGGCACCACGGACCAGACGGTCTCGACGCCGACGCACCAGATCACCACGTTCCAGATTGCTCGCTATCCGATCAACCAGGAAGGCACGAAGTCCGTGGAGACGGGGCAACTGCCGTCAGGATTCCCTACTACGGCCTTGGCTACGGCCTATCGGGAGTACTTCCTGCCGAAGATGCAGAACGTCCCCGTGGGGCCGACATCCACCGTCGGGGATTCGTTCACGTCTACGTTTGATCTCGTGGCGAATCTCATCCGCGAGAAGGTGGGTGTGAAGCCAGAACTCCCCCATTCATCGGAGACAGTGTCCTCACTGCGTGGATTCGACACACCGAGCAAGCTCACGTTTCTGGCACAGGACATGGCCGACGCTTGTGCGACGACGGTGAGCAATGCCCTCGTGTCGGAATACAGGATTGTGCAGCCAGTCACGGGTGTGGTCACGTCGTCATTCGGTACCCGCAGCCCCCCCAAGACGAATCAGGGGGAGGGGTCCACCCAACATCGGGGCACGGATTTCGCTGGAGCCATTGGCGATCCGATTTACGCGGCGCTCGGAGGCACCGTTGTCTTCGCAGGGCCACGGGGTGGGTACGGGAACCTGCTGATCATCCAGCACGTAGAGGGCACGACCACGCGCTACGCGCACTGCGACACGATTCTGGTGGCAGTTGGGGATGTTGTGACTGCCGGGCAAGAGGTTGCCACGGTGGGTGCGACGGGCAACGTGTCTGGCCCCCACTTGCACTTTGAGGTGCGAACAGCCACAGGTGTTGCAGTCAATCCGGAGTTGTTCCTAAGCGGCGCGACCGTGGCTGACATCGACGCGATCTGGTCTAGCGTGTGGCCACAAGGAGCACAGGTGAAGGCCGGGGTGGGGCGACGCCCACGCCAGAAGGCCCAAACGCAGGTCAAGTACTACGACGTCCCTGTGCTGCCAGTATCCGATGCGCGCGGCTACGAGGTGGTGGGCACCTATCGCTATGGGCGGGGGCTTACGCTTGAATCGCTTGAGTCCGCGTCGGGATTCGTGTCTAGCTCCACGGACGACTATGAGTCCATCGAGGCGTTCCTGGACGCGATTGAGGCCGACGTGTCGGAGGCGGCGTTGGGCGTGGCTATTGGGAACCTGAGCCCCTCCCTTCGGGCTCAGCTTGCGTCTCGCACAATGAGTGAGACGGTCACCAACATCGTCCTCTCTTTGGACAATCCAGGTGGCTCGCAAACGGACATTGGAGGAATGAACTTCCCCGTGGACAAGCGGGAGTTCACGCAGAAGTCGACGCTCACAAACGCGGCATACGGTTTGGCCGACATGGTTGCCGCCTCCGGTAGTCGCTCCGTGTGCGCCTGTAAGGGCGCAGAGGCCGACACGTTGCTGCAAGCATTCGACACGGAACTCTTCGTGGGTCTGGAGGATGTGGGCACGGGCGAGACGGAGATGGTGCAGGACTGGCTCACCGAACAGATGACATCCTCGTCCATGGATTGGTCTGCGACGCAGGCAGCGTATCGAGGAACAGTGCGCGACATGAACACGACGGGTCTGGTGAGCGCGGTGCGCGATGCAGTCAACACGATTGCCGGTAATTTCAACCAGACCGGGGAGCAATTGTCCTCCATCGGTGCGACGGCAGGAGCACAGATCACTGCTGCATTTGAAGGGGATGACTGATGCCGCCCAATGTGCCGAGCACGCCTGTTCCTGAATCAACGATGCGTGCCCCAGGCAGTGGGGTCACGGAGTCGAAATTTGACCAGGTGGCTTCGGGTACGGGGGCGCAGACGTATGCCCTTGGGGTGGCCACGGTCATACAGGTGGACTGGGAGAAGCACGCGGTCACCCTTCGGACGGACAATGGGGAGACGGTGGAGAATGCCCCCATCATGCTCACGTATCCGGGCGCGGGGGCACGGCACTTCTTGGGCGCGATGCCGATGCCCGGAGACGTGGCATTGGTGGGATGGGGGGCAGGCGAGTCGGGGAGGTCCAAGCAGCCCTATGTCGTGGGGTGGTTTGCAGCGCCGATGGCGGGCCACGATTGGTGGTTGATGCAGCCATTTGCGCAGGACGAGTTCGATCTCACTCCGAAGGAGAAGGAGACGTTCGAGGGGCTCGCGAATCGTACTCGATACAAGCTCCGCCACATGCTGCCAGGGAACATCGTGGCTAGCTCGGGGCAGGGCTCGGACATGGTGTTGGACGAGAGCGTCACCCTTGCGAACCGTCGCGGCAACGAGATCATCCTTCGCGACCAGGACCAGGCCATTGTGTTCCGGTCGCTCCAGCAGTTTCATGCAGGAGCAGGATTTCGGGTCTACTCCGGACTCGTGCAGCGGGATGCAAACCTCCTCCCGTCGTCCATGTTTTCCGATGGCACGGCCTGGGATGCTGCACAGCAGCTAAACGATGACGGGACTCCGTTGGACGAGGGGTCTTTGGAGCGTTCGTCCGTGGCATCGGGCTACATGACGCCGAACAAGGTGTTTCAGCGCGACGCCAACGGGAAAATGACGGCGAAATTTGTGGATGCCGAAGGGAACACGGTGTTCCCGTTCGGCGGAAACATCGATCCGTACGTGTTCCTTCAGAAGGGGTTGTTCATCGACACGTCCGGCGCGTCGATGGTGCCCGCGAGCGATGCCGTGTATGGGGGGAAGGCCATCTATCGGGTGTCCGAAGAGGGCACGAATGCTGTCACCGATGTCCAGGTAGAGGCGCTCACCGAGTACCGGGTGGAGGTCTCTCTCACGTCATCGGGGACGCTGCCGGTCACGGAGCAAACGGATGGGTTCGACGCGGATCGACTCCCCAACACCATGCCCCGACTGCCTTCTGGTTTGAATGACTCTGGAGCAGCTCCGTTCATCGAGTTCGTCATGGGCTCCGTGGTCGGCAATGACCCGTTCTCGCTGCCGGGCCGTGCATTGTACGGACTCCCGCTTCGAGCGTCCATCTTTGACGGGGGCGCCACACCGTCCCCCACCATCTCGTCAGGCGTGGGTCAGGACATTGCAGAGCACGCTGCTTACATGCTACGGTTCAACCCACCGAAAGTCCTAGCCGACGCTTCGACATTCTGGACAGTGACGAAGGATGGTCGGGCCAAGTTCTCTGTAGCGGGTCCCGGAACGGATTTTAGCGCAGAGGGGGCCTTTGCGTCGGGACTTCGGTTGTATGCAGGGGGCTCCCCGATGGGGGAGAGCATCCGTGTTGACGCCGAAGGCAAGATATCGCTTCGTACAACGGGGAGTGACTCCCTAGGTCGGGGCGTTGAGATCGTGTCCGAAAGCGGGACCGTGGTGCTTCGAGGGGCAGGGCAAGTCTCGGTCCCTGGCTCCACAGTTACAGAGCCAGGTGTGATGGTGCAGTCGGACACGGATCTGGTGCTCAAGGCTGGCAAGTCGATTGCCATGCACGCTTCGCGGCTCGACCTCACGAACATCCAGAACCTATCGCTCTCCACAACGGCTGCGATGGCATTGTCGTCTGGCGACTCGATCAGCCAGTCGTCGAAGACCCGTGACGTGACATCCATGGGCAAGTCGGTGGAGTCGTACTCCGGCCCCAAAAACGGTTTGCCGACCAACGGGGCGGTTCGCGAGGTCAACATCAACACGACTCCCGCAACGGGGTTCGTTGGGGGGACGGCGGATAGTTACAGTCTCCTATACGGCAATCGCAACGAGATCCTTTTCGCGGGCAACCACAACACGACCATCGCCGTTGGGAACGCAATCTATTCCGTGGGCGTGGGGACGTGGACAGCCTCCTCTGGTGCCAACACCCTCGTTGCCAATCCTGGTGGCATCGCCGTGTTTGCGGCAGTGGGCGCGGCGACATTCACGGCCGCTGCTGGGGCCACCTCCATCTCCGGGTCCACGGGGGTGGCGGTGACAAGTGCAGGACCTGTATTGGTGCGAGGTACGTTCGTGACCCTATCGGCTCCGGGCATCAAGGTCGGCGGTATCGTGTCAGGTTCCGATCTCGACCCCATCTCGGGCCTACCCCTTGTTCTCCTTGGGATGGGTAGTCCGACCCACCTCCTCGCCGTAGGGTGACTTCGTGCCCATCACCCCTAGTGCCATCACGCTGTCAATCCTTGCGGCCTCGCCCGACTTGCAAGGAACGGTGTGGCGTAGCGTGGCTGCGGCGGTGGGGATCGGTGTGGCGGCCTGGGCACAAATCCCATCCAACCTCGCCATGCAAGGCATTACAGCGGGGGCCGCTGGGTCGGGGGTGGTCACGGGGAAGTTCTCGGTCGTCCCGGTGCCGTTGCCCGTGCCCGCGTCAATGGCCGCTGCGGGGCTTGTGGGCGTGAATGCCGCGTCCGTGGGACGTGGGGTGGGTATCGGCGTGGCTAACGCCTTCAACGCCTCTGCAACGTATGTAGGGGCGTCCGTGGGGGTCGGCACGGGCACGGACGTGTCGAAGGTCTCCCTCTCCAATGGGCCGTCCCTTGTGCTCGCCTTGTCCGCTGCCTGTGCCTCGGTTGGCTTGACCGGCGTGAACATCACTCGCCTATGCGCAGGCATGGGGCCTGGCATCGTGGCTCTTCTTCTCACCGGCACTGGCGTGGGTGTGGTGGCTGGGCCCGTGGGTCCGGCCCCGGGCGCGGGCACAAGCATCTCCAGGATTCTCTGATGGGCTTCGACACATCCGGCTATGTCCTCAAGTCTGCGCGCTCCGCGCCTTCGAATGCCCGAACGACGGCCGGCGCGGATAGCGGCGTGCTTCGCGAACACGCCAACCTGCCAGGCTCCTATTCCTTGCCGGGCAATCTCGTGGAGGTGGCGGCAGACCAGTATCGGGCAGCGGTTCTAGACAACCCCACCGCCGCGACGCAGGAGTACCTGTTTTGGGCGGCGAACTCGTCCAACCTCGCGGTGCTTGAGGACGCTTCCTGGGCGATCTCGCAGGGGGCCGGTGCTATCCCGACTGGGTCCATTTCGTTCACGATTGGCCCCATCACGTACACGGACGGCACCAATCGCATCATCGTCACGGACAACGACGACCGGAGCATAGCATCGGTGCTCGGGGTCACTGTCGTGCGCGGGGACGACCCACTCAACCCCATCGTGCTCACCTCGGCGAGCTTCGAGTCGCAGGATGCCGATGCCGGGATCGTGGTTCTTGACTCGGCGTCCATGACTCTGCTTGGTGGCGGCCTCTCACTAACGAGAGGAGACACCATCACTGCCGTGTCCTACTACTTGGCCGCGCAGAAGTTCTGGTGGACTCGGAACGACTCTTACCTGCAGCGGTTTGGGTGGGACGGCACCACGCAGCGATGGGCTCCGTTCAAGGGGTCTCCCCCCGCGTCGCTCGGGAAGCTCTTGGGCGACCAGAGCTATGTTCTTGTCCCGCATCCGTCGCGGTTCTCGATCGGTGACTACCTGCCTGGTGATGCACTCACACCGGACTCCTACTCGATGGTTCGGGTAGGGACACGTCCTGACTCCAATGGGAGTTCGGCAGTCGTCCTTGTAGTGGCAGACGCGGACGCCGCCTCAACGTACTCATTCCCGCCTGGCGTGGATGCGGTGGTTGGTGTGGCAAGCGGTGTGCTACAGTGGAACCCCCTCACGATCGATAGCTCGGCGGGGCAGGGCGTGTGGTACGTGCCCGAGACGTTCTCGGAAGAATCAAATGGGGTGGTTGGGCCGCTCCTTGGCGCGACGGACGACCCGCTCTTCATCGCACCTATTCCTGGCCCTACGGACTACCCGCTCATTCGCCTTGGCTCCAGGCGATACCTGTCGGCAGTCATGGCGGACTCGGATGCGGCATTGGGCGCGCTCACCGTGAATGAGGGCCAGGTGGGTTGGTCACTCGCAACGGGAAAGCTCAAGTTCAACGCGGCTGATGTCCTGAAGGCTGACCCGGATGACGTGGGGTTCGAGCTTCTCTACCTTGGTTGCCAGGTCGTTTATGACGGTGTGTCCCTCACGCGCGCTCCCGTAGGGACTCGTGCCCCGGTTCAGGTTGTGGACTCCACGGGCACGCCAACCACGGTAGACGGTGGAAAGAACCTCTTCATCCCTAGCTCGACCCCGCTGCCATCACCCGGCACGTCCGGTGTTCTCCTCGTCCCGGATGGTACAGGCATCACGCCGAACACGTCTGCGACGCCTGGCACACGCCCTAATGGATCGGGCCTCGTTCGGGAGGTGGCAGTCGATGGGGATCTGATTCTGTTCGGGAAAGCTGGAGCGATTGAGACGTTGGAGGTTGTCGAGTTCGAGTCGGAACTCCCGGTGTTCCTGTTCAAGCTCCGCAATGGGAAGGGCATGGTGGCCCGGGAGCTGTCGTCTACGGGGGCTGGTTCACGGGTGGAGATCGGTCGGAAAGACCGGGCGCTGCTTGACGGAGAGCCGCTTTATTTCCTCCAGGCGGTGGTGCAGCCAGCCATTTATGCGACACAAGCTCGACTCGTGTCGCGCGTCCGCGAACCCTTTGTCCTCGACGGGGCCGAGGTGCTCGCATTCTCCATTGATGGCACGGACTATCTATGGGCGGCCACGGGCCTTGGTGCGGGGAGCTTTGATGCGGTGACCGTCGCTGCTAGCATCGATGCGGTTATCACGGGCACCGGAACCGCTTCGGCTAGCAACGGCCGCATCTGGATTTCTGCGGCCAACCTTAGCACTGGCACAGTTGAGATTGGCTTAGGCTCCATTGTGTCTGGGGCGTTTGCAGACCGCAACCTCTCTGGGTGCGCCGCGCTCGGGTTCCTGCCTGGCTGGCGGGTGAGCAATCCGGGATCGACGGACAACTGGCTGCCCGATGCGGGGCTCGCGCTTGGCGTCTCGCGCAGCCCTCTGAACCTCAACCGAACACAGGACGATGCTGATTTCAAGGCTCGCGGGCGGTTCCGGGACACCGTTCTCTCGCGGAGCGTCACGCCCGTCCACATCTTCCCCCTCAACAACCCACCGCTCATAGACGTGGCCGGGTACGACGAGGGCATCTTCTTCCAGACCATCGACGGCTTGTTCCGCCGGTCCTTGGAGCCGTTTGTGGATGTCCTCTATGAGTTTGAGGACGGTCGATTCTCGTGGTTGGAGGTGGGGTCGGTCATGAAGGGCGTGGCCGAAGCTACGGCGAGCCTCGCCCTGGACTCTACGGGCGTGGTCGGAGAGACCCTCCACCCGAATGTTGGGGCGGGCTACGGCCTGTATGTGGATCCTGGCTCTGGCGTGCTCTCTCCCCTCACCATCGGTGAGGACTACCTGTTGGACGAGGCTCCAGGGGTGGTCACGCTCATCGAACGAGTGGGGGATCAAGTAGCCTCTGGGTCTCTCGGGTCGTTCAGTGCAGGCTCTACGACGTTCACCGATGCGAATGCGACGTTCGTGACGGACGGTGTTGCCGCAGGCTATCGGCTAAAGCTCATTGGCGGCGACCCCTCGGTGCAAGGGTCGTACATCATCGCCTCCGTGACCAACGAGACGACGGTTGAGATTGTGACCGATGTGCTGTTTGCGGCGGCGGGCTCCGTGGTGTCGTGGGAGGTTTATGAGGGGCAGCCTTCATCGGGATACGATCCAGGCCTCCTTGCCGACGTGGTCTACAAGCAGTTCAATCACCTGCCGACTGAGACGTTCATCATCCGTGTCCTGTCACTCCTTGGGCCGACACCCGTGGATGCCGCAGCGCAGGCAGTGGGGAGGCTCAACGCGGTCGTGACGGATGCCTTGCTCGCGGGCCGCCCGATCTCGGTTCGTTTCGGGCAGGAGAGCGGCAACGACGAGGCATCCGTTGTCCCTTTGACTCGTACAAAGCTCGGGGTGATGGCCAATGGCACCTTGTCGGTGCCTGATGTGGCGGACCCCCATTTCACCACGGGCACACCTACGTTCTCTGTTCTTGTAGGGGCAGTGCCATACACCATCGGCTCCAACTTGGTCGGCGTGTCCGCGTTCACGGAGCCACTCCTCGGGGATCAGATCGAGTTTGGTGTCCCGGGGTCTGGTATCGAGGGGCAAATCAAGTTCGGAGAGGACACGTTAGCCGAACTGGAAGAGTCCTTCGTCTACTACGTGCAGACCTTCACGGATCCTGCAGACCTTGCGGGCGGGGCAGCCGAGGTCGACCCAACAAGTGGGGATCTCAATCTCTCAGCAACGGATATGGCCAACCACGGTGGGGAGACCGCGTACTTCGTTGAGCAGATGATCACGGAAGATCGTCAGGACGTGGCCATCTCCCCCATTCAGGGAGCTTTGGCGTTCCGCCGCCCTCTCCGGGAGTTCCAGCTCGTTGAGGCGAGCTACTACCAGGCCGACGTGTCTGGAAACAAGGTGGTGGACAGTGATGGCAACGCGGTGCTCATCACGGAGTTCCTCCCGTTGTTCGTGAGGCTGGAGGCGGCTACCGAGAACACGACGCTGGAATACTCGTTCAACCCGACTGGACGCACGGTGCGTGGAGACATTCCCTCGCAGGTGTGGGTGGCAGACCGGCTCCAGAACTACGGCAATGTGACCACCGTGACGGTGGATGCAGAGGCGAGCGTGATCAGGTTCGCGACGCCGCTCACCTCGTCGTCATCGGTTCAAATCAACTATGCGGTCAACGAGACATTTGGCGGGGAGCAGGGGTTCACCGTTTCGACGACGCCCGTGTGGCGTCCCCCGTTCTTCTTGCTTGAGGGCGCCAACACGTTCGAGCTGGAGTCTGACCGCACTGTCGATTTCCGGTCTGGCAACCTTCTACGTATTGGGCCGTCTCCCTTCTACGTGGTGGGGTCGGTGTACGACAACACCTCGGATATCACGACGGTGGTCATCTTCCCGACTCCCGATACGGAAGTCGGGTCGAGGGCTCCGGGCAACGACGCGCTCACCTTGATCTCGTCGAGGCCGGTGGCTGCAGAAGTGAACGGCAACCCGGCGAGCGGGGCTGCCGGATTCTTGCTCACCTTGGCGGCCACCTACGAGCCCGTGGATGCGGGCATGCTCTCCATTGTGTTCCGTGGGGATGTGACTCAGTTTACGGTTGCGGGCCATCTCATTGAGATCGGCGGTGTCCCGTTCCTTAGCGCAGGCACGACGTTGTCGGCTGATGGCCTCACGACGACGGTGAACGTGACGACCCCGTTCAGTCGTGGATTTGACTCGACTGTGGATGCAGTGAAGGTGTCCGCCCGTCCCATCTACCCCCCGGAGCCGCGCCAGTTCGTAGGGCTCGGCCCGGTTGTTTCGACCGAGCCAACCGAGCTTGTGCTGTTCGGGGAGATTGGCAGTGCAGGGACAGCGTTGCCCGGGCGCACCCTCGTCGCAGGGCGGGATTACACGCTTGATGAAGCAACGGGTGACATCACCCTCATTGCCCCCGTGCAGGCCCCGCTCGGACTTGACGAGAAGTTGTTCTTCTCCTACACGCGGCGCCAGGCGCTATCCCCCATCCTCGAGGACGGGATGATCGTGCTCCCGCGGTATCGGGCTGGGTTCGCACACGTCTCCACTCCCACTGTCGAGAACGGATTTCTCGATGCCTATCTCACGGGCACGTACACCTTCTCGAGTCCTGATAGCTTCTACGTGCGCACGGTGTCGATGCCCGAATGGATGGGGGAGGTTGCCCGAGTCGCAGCGGATCGTGTGGCGTCACGCACACCTCACGGCGGGCCCGTCGTCGTGTCCGGCCCTGCGTCAAACAACTGGCAGTTCGGCACCGTGCCCGTGGAGTCCCAAGAGCGAGAGCTTCAAGACCAGGACCGTGCAGCCCGGGTGTTCCTGAGCCTCTACGACTCGTTCATCCAAGCCTTTGAGCAGGTCAACGAGACGATCCTGGGCGATGTGGTGGGTGACCACGACGGCAAGTTCCGATTCTTCGTCGGCCGCAACAAGGTGTACGGAGGCCCCGGCTACGAGGACCAGATCACGGGAGTGCTACAATCCCGTTTCGTCTGGTCACAGGTATTTGAGGCGGCCAACCAGAGCTTCGGGGTGACGGAGGCCGACCCTATCGTAGACCCCGAGACGGCCACGCAAGACCCCACTACGCTCGTGGTGTCCGGGGACGCGATGAACCCGTGGCTTCTGGACTACTACATTCGGGAGCAGCGAGCCCTCGTCCTCAACGACATGGACGACACCATCCTTGCGGGCAGGGGTAGGGCTCGGCTGTCGTTCCCCTTCTCGTTCCGAGTGGGCGGCGAGTTCAAGCAAATGTGGGCTCCGAGTGTGATCTCGCGGCTGTATCCAGAGTTCACGCTTGCGTTCACTACGACGTACCCCGGCCTCTTGGCAGGCACGTTGCCTGCCAACCCCGGCGTGTACTCCTTCTTGAAGCAGATCGAGCGCCCTCGCCTTCTCAAGGGCGAAGGCCCCGTGTTCGGGTCGACCTTCGGGATGGATATCGGTGACGTGTCGAACCCGGCCCTGGGCCTGATCACGAACATCACCGGCCAGGTGAAGCCACGGGCGCGACTGGCAAGGGCGCGCATCTGGGCCTACTCGGCCACTGGATTCCCCGACCTCGGCGGCCCGAGCAAGCCTTCTGTCATCGCCACTCCGCTTCTGCTTCGTGACTTCCCTGTAGACCCGGAGACGGGGCTGCCCGACATCACCAGGTTTGCGGAGCAGGGCGGGGATCTCCAAGACCTCTCGACGGGCGACTACGAGCTGTCCACGCCAGCATGGGAGGCATACAGCGACGCGGACGACATCCGCCCGCAGGTGGCCTTCGGACGTCCGAGCGGGGAGACGTACTCCGTTGGGTTTGCCGGTGGCACGCTTCTAGATGCATTCGGCGGGGCGTTCACGTTCGCAAACCCGGTGTTCAAGGGCATCTTCGTGCATGCCCGGTACGCCGGGTGCATCCTCACGTTCACGGACGGCACGGGTGAAATCTCGGACGCGCAGGACATTGTGCGGATCGCCGAGGACGGGGTGACCACTCTTCCCTTCGAGCCAGCCTACGGGGACACCATCTACGTCATCCCGCCAGGCAGCGAGGATGCCAGCGGATTCGCCAACCCGCTCATGGTGGAGGACATGGCGAAGTTCGCAGCGCAGATGCCGTCTCTTGACGTAGGCGTGCGCGAGCGTCGTTCCTCCTTTGTCGACTGGAGCCTCCCGTCGTACAAGGACCCATCCCCGTTCCCGATCAAGGAGATGGTCGGCCAGCGGACGGCGGCCCCGCTTCAGCCTATCGAGGCGGACGTGGAGTTCGTGAGCACCCGTCGGGACCCCCTGGAGTTCCAGGCGCTGATGGGGTTGCCCACCAATGACCACGGGGACTACGGCATCCCCTACTTGACCACCACGAATACAGAGATCGAGCGTTTGGGTGCGGTGGCTCCTGCGTTCACGACCATCGTGCAGACGGATGGCCCGTTTGTCTCGCACCTGTGGCTCGCGGTGTACCCCGACGAGATCGTGGGCAGCGACGGCTCTATCCTTGCCGCTGCCGCGGGGGTCACGCCTCCGGCCACACTCCTCACGGCCAGGGATCTGACCCCGGTGGCTACGGCGGGGGTCTACACGCCTCACTCGGGTGTTGGCGACGTGCGGCCGTATGACCTCCTCCTCATCGAGAAGGGCCAGGCTGACGTGGTGGATGGCATTGAGGGTGTGCTTTCGGTCGGGGCGGCCACTGCGGACACCATTGAGCCGCCGCGCTTTGTGACCGCAACGGCCCCAGCGACCCGCATCCGCTACCTGTTCACCAACGTGATGACCCACTTCTCCACCACGGGGCTTTCCGGGGTTGATATCCAAGAGAACGGAGGTGTGACGACCACGCTTGATATCTCCACAGTTGGCGGACTGTTCCTCAACGATGGCTCGGGTGCGGCCACGGGGGGCCTCAACGGCATCGTGAACAATGCCCTGTTTGCATACGGGGCCAACAACAACCGCATCACCATCGAGATCCTCGACCAGACTTCGGGCCTTGTGCTTGAGACCGTCATCATCGAAGGTGGGAACGTGACGGGTGGCTTGGGCACTGTGGCAATGGGAGCCATGCCTACGTTCACGGACAAGGTGGTGACCATCACGGCCGTGGGGTTCGTGGACTTCGCTGCGTTGGGCGGGGTCGCCCCAGGTCCAGTGGGGCCGTTCGATTTCCTGGTGACCGTGGACACGCTCGTCACGATGGTGACCCCGAACACGGGATCCGCGACGGCCTACGTGGACACGGATCGGTTGACCTTCGTGGAGGAGATGGATCTCCGCACGGTGCTGCCGCGAGGCGCTGTGTCGGCTGGCGCTGTGTCCGCGCAAGGCGAACTGTCCGTGTTCGTCGTCACGGCGTCCGGTACGGACACATGCATCGTGAACCATCCAAACGAGGTGAACGGTGGTGCTCCGTTCACCTTCCTGGCAAGGGACTCGGGTTCCCCTGATTCCATCGGTTCGTTCGACCCGTCACCTGGCACGGAGCTGGGTTCTGTCAAAGTCATGGGCTTCGAGGGTCACGGCAACACGCCCCTGCCGAGCACGGGGTCGTTTGTGTTCTCGGCCATCCCGTCATCAGACCAGGGTGCCCTTGCCACGATCCTCTCGGGGACGGGTGCGGTGTACGACACAGGCGTGGGTGGCATCAACCCCAACTCCATCCTTGGGGTCACAGCGGCCTTGGGGTCGCTGGCCAACGTGGAGAGCGGGGACGTGGTTGTGGTGGACTCCTCGTCCGTTGGGGATGCGTCCACCAAGGCCGGGTCGTACCTCGTGCGGCACGCGATCCCTGACTCCACTGCGCTCGGCTACGACGAGGTGTTCGCTACTGCGTTTGGTGGTGCCTCGACGGGCTGGCTGCAAAGCAACTTCCCAACGGTGGTGTCCGGTGCGGTGGGGTCGCTAATCATCTCCTCCGTGCAGTCTGTCCCCGCGTCCCCCACGACCCATGACTGGGCCGCTACTGGTCGGGTCTATCTGTTCGTGTCAGCGGGTGACATCACGCAAACCGTGTCGCGCGAGTACACGGCGATCGTGGTGAATCCAGATGGGACGGCCACGCTCACTCTGGACATCACGAACACGACGGGGCTCACCGCTACGGGAGTATTCCTCACGGATGCTGCTTTTGACGCGCTTGTGGCGTCGGGGCTGCTTGTTTCGGGAATGGTCTACCTCCCTATTGGTCAGTTCCGCTCCACGTACCCGGACAACAACGTGGTTGGATACAACCACGGCGTGACGGTGGGGGGGTTCGTCAACGTGACGTATGCCAATGGCGCTGGATCTGTCACGTTCGCCGCGGGTGTGGACTTGGTGCCCACGGCCCCTGCGGCGGATGACCTCGGGGTGGTTGTGTCGGACAACACCAACACCAACACGTCCGTGGGGTTCTTGGCCGACCGAGCGACGTCCGTGTATCTGGACGTGCCCCTCTACGTGGACCTTGGCGGCCTCGTAGACCCGACTTCGACCGTGTACGGGACTATCCACCCAACCGCGACCGCGGTGCGGTGTGTGGCCCCTGGGGACCTGTTCCAGACCCATGACGGGTTGTCCACGGCGACGACAGGATTCGAGGCACAGGCGGGCGTGTTTCTTGAGCCCTCGTTCCCACGACCAACCCAAGACCTTGGCAACGGCGAGGTCAAGGTGGTGGATGCGGGGGACACCGCTGCCGCCACGGACAGGATCGGGATGCGGGATGCGGCCACATTCCTCATTGCGTCTCCCGAGCAGGTGTCCTTCCAGGTGCGGCGTATCCGTCGCTTCCATGTCGCGCTTGATGCAGTGGGGGCAGACATGGCCCCACTGCGATTCGCCTACGAGATTCGCACGGGCACGGTGGCAAGCTATGCGGGCAGTCTGTTGACGGCTACGGGCACGGGAACGCAGCTTGGTGGGTTCAACAACGCCGACGTGAACGTGAACGCCGGCGACGTGGTGCGCATTCTTGATGGGAGTGGGGCCGTGGTGGACCAGGCCGAAGTGGCCGTGGTCCTGAACGCCACGACGCTCATCATGCGATCGCCTGGATTTGCAGTGGCGCCTCCGGTGGGTGGCGAGACCTTCCAGGTGTTCTTGCGCCAGGCACCCGTCCCTCACGTGCAGTCGAACGAGCAACTACTGGAACTCATTACAGATCGGATCGTCCTCACACGGACGGCTGACCCTGTGGCAAACACGGGTGGACGAGCTTCCGTCGTCAACGAGTTCCGAGACAACGGTGTGGTTGACTTCTCGGCGCTTGATCCGGCCCCGCAGGTCGGGGACATTGTGCTTGTGGATCCCGCGGGCAGCCTGTCTGGACCTACGGGATCGCCATCACCTGCCGAGTACGGGGCTCGACCCGTGGGGGATCAGTCGGTGTCCACTCGACTGGATGGGTCACACATCGCGGGGGCGCCAAGCGAGTTGGACGACAACCGGGGCTGGTATCGCATTGTAGATGATCCTGCGGTCACGCAGTCCTACCTCGCCGTGTCCGGGGAGACCGAGTTCACCGGCCCTGATGGGTCTCCTGTCATTTTCGGGGCTTCGGCGCCTATGAACCAGCAATTCGTAGTGGTGCCAGACATCACGGGGTCTGGACTTACGGGCACGACCGAAGGCCAGATGGACTTCCGGCCCACCCATGTGGCCGATGGGGGCAACTCGTACAAAGGCACGTTCCTTAGCGTGGAGCCCATTAGCTACCGGATCATCCGGCCGACAAACCTCGTAAGCACGGAGACGGTTGACCTGGTGCTCTTCATTCGGGAGCGGATGTTGTCGTTCGTGGAGAAGATGGCCACGGCAATGAGCGAGTCCAAGCAGGGGGACTACTATGTGTTCCAGCGCGACCAGCATGTGGCCGACCTCGGCTCGGCCACAGATGGGGACGCAGGACTTGGGGTGCCAAGTAATGTCTACATCACCAGCATGGCTGGGCTCACGCAGTACGCCCCATTCGCCAACACGTCGGATTGCCTGTCCGTGTTGGACCGTAGGTTCTGGTGCTTGGATCTGCGTCTTGACCGGGAGTACCCTCCGTACTCGGTGGGTGGGGATCCGTACACCTCGTTCGAGGGAGATTACAGCGCGAGCGGCTACACGGTCGGGTCGGGGCGCCCCGTTGAACCCGATCTCGTCTCGGATGTCTTGGATCGCAGCGACCGACTCCGCGCTCTGCGGTACTCGTGGATCAAGTTCCGCGCGAACCAGGAGAACGGCACGTTGCCTGCCATCGACCGATTCATCCTTGAGCTTCCTCGGCTTCTCCAAGAGCAGGCTGATTTCTTGCGGCTCCAGCAGTCCATCCAAGATTCGGAGTGAGCCATGTCTGACCTTGATGACCTCCGAAAGCGACTTGCCGAAGCTGGGATCCCGGTGGACGGGTGGGTTCAAACAGATGGCGGGGAGCGACCGCTTCCTCCATCCATTGTTCGCCAGAAGGAGCTTTTGACGAAGGTTCGTGACCTACTGCAAGGGCAGGTGGATCAGGATCGAGCCAAACTCGCCGAACTCTATGAGGCGAAGAGTCGCCTCACCCATGGCGGGGGGTCGTAGTGGCAACGGAACAGCAGTGGGAAGTAGCGCAAGTTCAATTGCCCGAGGTGGTGACAGACCTAGCCTCCGCGCTCAACGGGCTCATCGGGGCGTTGATCGCGATCCTTGACATTGCGCTGGCGGTGCTCCGGGTCGTGAAGGCGTTCCTCGTGGGGTTCCTAGACCCTATCGCAGCCATCATCGCGGCCATCATCGCTGAGATTGAGGGTCTGCTAAACGACATTCGACAGATCGGCGTCTACTTTTCAGGGGACTTGGACGTAGAGCCGCCGTTTGACGAACTCCTGGGTGGCTTCACGGCATATGAGCGGAGGATGGTGGGTCGGCTTACAGATAGGACAGACCCCACCCGCCCTGCGTTCTCGTCTCGCACGGCGTGCGTTGCTGTGTTCTCCTATGCCTCGTTCGACACGACGTCGATCCAAATGGCGCTCGCCTTCATCAGTCAAATCCGCAAGTTCTTTGGGCTTCGGGGTCGCACCCGCACGTACACCATCCCGACTGGACTCAACGTCTCATACGGCTCGGCGAGTACGGGGTTGGGGGCGTTTGGCTTGATCGGAGACATCTTCGACAAGGGAGAAGACCCATCCGTGGCGAGCGTGCGGTGGCAGATGGCCGCCCCAGCAGGTGCCGGTGCGGTGTCGTGGCCCCTGCCATCTCCTGCTGGTTTCCTTGTGGAGGTGTCCACCGTCCCAGACGGCCTGTACCTGGCCTACCTGACGCCTCCGAAGGACTCGCAGTCCTCCGACGAAGTGGAGATGGGTCTCGTCGCTGGGCCTGACGGACGCCCGTTCAAGCTCTATGGCGGGGCATCCATCCTCAAGGAGGACTCGTCTCTTGTGTGGAGATCATCGGGGGACACGTATTTCCCCCCTGCCGGCGACAGGAAGACACGATTCTTCGCCTACCGCTCCGCTGCGGACAACGTCCCGATCCCGATCTCCGCGCTACAGATGGGCGACAAGGCGGTTCTTCAACGCACGTTCTTTGTGGATGTGAAGACTGTGCTTGGCATCAACGTCGCTGCTCCGGGCCAACAGTTCTCCACTCTGCTACGGTACGAGGACATGCCGTATGACGCGACGTTCGAGGTCAATGCCGACGATTCCGTGACGGTCACACTTTCTGAAGAGCGCGCACGGGATGTGTACGTCCGTGTGTCAGCAGTCACTTCGGCGGTGGTGGCCAGTAGTCCGCAAGCGTCATCGTTCTACTGGTCGCTGTCAGAAGGGAACGTTCAAGCGGAGTCGTTTACACAGGTGAGGCTCGCGCTGACATCTGCAGCCAGTTCGGACAAGTCGGATGCGTCGGCCCCGTTGCAGGTCACGTTCCCGAGTGAATTGACCTCGCAGTACCTTGAGTGTGTCGCCACGGCTCTTGCTGTCCTTGTGCTTAGTCGGTCGGACCTGCTTGCCCAAGGAGATGATGCGAGCTTCGAGTTGGACACGGCGGCGCAGGAGACGGGTCTGGAAGACCTGGCCCGCTACCTTGTACCGCTCGTGTATGGCCGCATGTCGCCTGGTGAGTTCCTCAAGAAGAACTTTCCCGACGTGTCATCGTTCCGCGGCAAGATCCGCAAGCGATGCTTGGCGGTGGCGAACATGCTTCTCGCAAGCACGGGCCCGCTACCCTCTGCTGTACTCAACCTGGTGCTCGACAGGGCGCAGGTCACCGTGAAGTCGGGCGTCGTGAGGGGGTTGGCCGACATCACCTGGAACGATCTTGCCCCGAGCTACGACATTGACGCGACGATCCTAGACGCGATGGACCCGTCGACGGATGCAGGGTCGGCTGCATCGACCGGTGTGGCACCCAACCCCCTTTCAATCGGCAAGTTGGACCCCACGTTCCTCGCAAGTCGATTTGGGGTCACGGGTGCGGCAGGGATTCCCCTTGCCCGCACTCCTGGGTTTGCAGTACCTCCCGAGTATGTCGATGAAAGGCCAGCCGATGCAGCCGGGGAGCTGCTCCCCGTGTCAATGGGGTCTGCAGACGATTCGCCCGTCATATACTCGCTCGGCAGCCCTTCGCAGGCGGCATTCTGCCGCAACGTGTTCCTGGACAACCCAGAGATCCTCACTGCATCGCAGCTCGTGCTCAACGTCGCAGCTTCCACAATGACGAAGGCAAAGCGTCAGGGAGGGGCGTGGCTCAACTACCGGCTCTTCCCGCAAGGGCTTCCCCCGGTGGAGGCGGCGCTCAATGAGATCGTGGCGTTCTTGAATGCCATCGAGGCGGGGTTGGCGGGGATTCTCGATGCCATCGTGGCCTACATCTCGTACATTGAGGCTCGAATCTTGGAGCTGGAGGCCCTTCTCCGTAGGCTTCAAGGGCTGCTGGATCTCATCCTCTCCATTGACGTGCCGCCGATGGCCACCCTAATCGTCACGGCTAATGGGACGAACGGGATTCTACAGGCGCTCCTAACCGCAGAAAACAAGCCCGCGGACACCACCACGACGGTATCCCGCATCAAAAAGGATGGGGAGGTGGTGGTGGGTGGCGCGTATGGGATTGGGACGGTCCTTCTTGCTGGGGGTCTGCCGTCATCGGTGGTTGACCTGCTTCGTCTAATCTTCCCTCCCGAGGAGTAGCACATGGGTTTCGGGTATCTCGGCACGTTTCGACAAGGACAGTGGCAGGAGTACCGTTCGTTCGTCCTAAACGAGCGTCGCGACATTGCACGTCGGATGGCTGTGATTCAGGCCGAGCTTGTGCGGATTGGGCGGATTTCCGTGGGGTATCTGCAAACCACGGACGAGGTGTCGCAGGAAACTACGATAACCGAGCAGCGGACGGGCTTTGCTGTTAGCCAGGGATCCACGCTGGAGAAGCTGATCCAAGCGTATGTCGCGCAAGGTGGCAATCCGTTCAACATTTCGTTGTTTCTCACACCGGATAGCACGTTCGTGACGGATGACGACACGGAGTATCCGACGCAACCCTATGGGGGAGTGGTCTACCCCCAAACCGGAAGCCCCGCTGTTGGGACGCGATATGAGGGTGGCTACCTCGTCGTGAAGAAGTACCCACCATCACGACTTGGGGGCCGTAAGGACCCTCAAGATGGGATGGTGGCGGGGGCCGTGGCTGTCACACGGAAGTTCATCAATCAAACCGCACAGCACCGTCTTCACAACCTAGAGGCCCGGATCATCAAGCAGTGTGACCTGCGAGAGCAGTTGCTGAATGAGTTGGAGGTCATGACGATGGCCGTAGGGGGCGTTTCAGGCGCCATCCCCACAATAGACATGGATTTTTACGGGGACAGTCTAGGCGTAGCACAGATCGTGGCCGCCATAGACTCTATTTTCTACACCACGGAGGACGGCGTTCCAGATTTTGCCACGACCAATGACGAGATGCTTGCCAAGTACCCGTCACTGTATCCGGACATTCCAGGCGAAGAGGACAACACCGCGTTGTGACGGTGCGCGGCCTATAGCCTGCGGGTGGTAGAGGACAGGACGAGTGTCTACCGACTTCCAAATTGCCTTCCCATGCCCCCATTTGATCATGGAGGAGGTCGTGGCTATTGGGGGTGACCGGAAGTCGCTGGTGCCAAAAGCGCCCGTAACCGCATCGGGCGTTGTTCGGATTCTCGTCAACGACGAGGCGTACATCCCGCCCGGAGGTTTGTATGCACAGGCGCAGCTTTCTGGCTCGGTTGCTGGGCCGTTCCGCATTGATTCGTGCAACCGCACGTTCACAGTGCAGGGTAGCACGGAGACGGCGACGTTTGAGCTTCCCGTTGGCAATCGAGTCGACCCCATCGCTGTGCTGCGACTTCTTTTGAATGGTCTCACAGATGTAGCACCCGAGATCGTGCGTGGACACCTGGTTCTCACGGATGCCGGATCCGTAGGGGTTGGCTCATCGCTTCTTGTGAGTGGGTCCGGGGCCGCAGCCATCGGGTTTGGCGTGCAACGTGGGGCACGGGGGCGTCAGGTGTATCCAAAGTGGGGGCTTGCATCATCGTCATCTACGGTGGTGGGTCGCTACCCCAAGTTTTCGGCGCCCGTCCGTCAAAATCCAGTATTCAAGCTGACTTACGTGACTGAAGGTCGGCTTTGTCCACGGTGCTCTGGCACGTTCATCGAGAACGATTACAGGTTCAACCTGCAAGGGGACGCCGTACTTATCCAGGACGAAAACCTTCTGTACCAGGCGGCCTTGAAGATCCTACTCACGCAGATTCGGTCGAATCCGTACCACCCTGGCTACGGGTCGGCGATCATGAGCCGCATTGGCACGAAGGCCATCGGGGCAGCCGTGTCGCTCATTACAGGGGATGTTCAAACGGCTCTGTCAAACATGCAGGCACAGCAGGCGGCGCAGTCGAAGTTCCAGGTGGTGTCCGCAAAAGAGCGTCTGTACTCCGTTACGTCGGTGAGGGTGTCCCCCCACCCGCAGGATCCCACCATGTTTGAAGTGGACGTGGTGGTGCGCAACGCCTCTAACGATCCGGTATCCATCTCCATCGTGTACTCCGTCCCAGGCGCGGTAGCACTCGCTGGCACCAATGGGCTGTCACTAGGGCTTGAGACGACCGGGTTGTCCGCGGCTCAGTCCAGTCTGCTACTCCGGTAAGGGTGAAGAATCATGGCTACATCCATCACCCCACTCGTGCTTGGCCCCGATGGTGTCCTTCGAGACACCATGTATTTCGCAACTACGGTGGGATCCAAGTTCTTTACAGGGACATGTGACGCTTCAATCGTCGACATGGAGGTGTCGATCTCCGGCGGGGCGTACACCAGGGATCCTGACTACATCGTCTTCAATGGCACCTCATGGGTGCTGCCAAATCCAGAAGTGTTCCCCGACGGCTTGGCCCTAGATGCGGGCGCGAACACGATCCTCGTGCGTTCGATCACGGGGAATGGCGGGGTGTCCTCTCCGGCCACAATCGTAGTGCGCTTGGTGCAGGAGGGGGACGTGAGCCTGGTTGCGTCCCCGCCTACGGGTGTCTCCGTAGAGCAGCGGGATGGGGCCGTGGAATTGTCTGTGGATGGTCCTTCGGACGTCTCTTATTTCCAAGGGGTCAATTTCTACGCGAGCATGTATGAGGGTGGCGGGGCTACTGGCTACACACGGGTGAATCTGGAGCTGGTGGGTTCTGGCACGACGACGGAGGAAACCAGTGAGGTTGGCACCATCGAAGTGGATGCCGATGTGCTTGTGAGCGGCGACGGCACTCCGGCGGCGGATCCCATGTACGTCGAGTACGTGGGATCACAGGTGGATGCGGACAGTGCAGTGCTGCAGGCCGATTTCACCGAGCGGCTAGAGATCCCGGAAACCGCCACGAAGGTTCGCACCACTATTCTGCTTGAAGCCGTGTCAACGACCACGCGCTATTCGTTCACCCACTCGCGAACAGCGACACGCACGTCGAGTCCGCCTACTGTGTACGTCGGGTCATTTGCCTCGATGGACGTGTCGGAGTCTCTGTATTACGTGACGACTGCGGTTTATTTCGACCCGGTGGCACTCGTGGAAGTGGAGTCGTCCTACTCGGCTGAAGTCGTGGCACGGCCTCTGACAGTTACCACGACCGTTGGATCGTTCCCAATCGTCAGCCGACAGCAAATCATTCGAGACACCATCACTGGGATTAGCCGGTCGAATCGGCAGATTCGGGTTGACCCTGGTTCCGTGCTTCGGGACACGTTCATCGATCCGTTCTCGTCAGAAGCTGAACGTCTTCGGTTTATCGTGGATTTCCTTCACCGCGCGCAGAGCTTCGCGGGCCTTCTGCAGATTGACGATCCTCAAAACACGGGGTTGTCCGTCAATGTGGCCTCGTCAACGTACAAGCTGGCGCTCAAGAAGGCGTTTGGGCTCTCGCGCAACGCGGACGTGCAGTCCGTCATTGACCGGGCATTCGAGTCTCTGGCCTCGAAGTACGGAGTGTTTCGGAGGGCCGGTCGATTTGCGCGTGGATTGGTGACGTTCTACACTACACAGACGCCTACGAGCACTCGACCAATACCTCTTGGTACGATCGTGGCGGGTGGCTCCGTGCAATTCAAGGTGTTGTCCGCATCAAGCATTCGCTTCTCCGACCGTGGGTCATTCTACGACCCTACGACTGGGCGCTACCAGGTCAACGTCTCTGTTCAGGCCACCTCAATCGGTTCTGCGGGCAACGTGGCCGCGGGTCAGATTCGGAAAGTGGTGTCGGGGGTGACGGGGCTCTCTGTTACAAATCCAGGAGATATGTTCGGAGGAGACGAGCAGGAGACGAACCTCGACCTCGCCACCCGGGCGCAGAATGCGCTGGCTTCGGTCGACTCGGGGACGGCACGCGGGTATCTGCAGACTGCTGCGGACGTGCCCGGAGTCGTGCAGGCGCAGGTGGTCATGGCAGGCGACCCCATCATGTTCCGCGACCTGGACGCCTCTGGCGTTCATCGTGGGGGCAAGGTGGACGTGTGGCTGCAAGGGGACAGCCTTGCCACGGTCACGGACACGTTTGCGTTTGCGCGAGACGTAGCCAATAGCATCCATTTTGTGCTCATCGGAGACCCGTCCACGTTGATTTTCCGCGCCGTGGACCCGAGTCTTACGGCAAGCCTCCCCATTGTGGAGATGTTGGATGACGAAGAACAGAGTGTAGGGCTTCGCAACGCATCCACGGGTGAGTTCTTCGACCTCACGGACGTGCGGATCACGAGCTTTGACACCATCCAACTCTCCACGGACGTGGTGCAGCCATCCGTCACGCTGTCCGATGTGGTGTTGGGGGACTATCGTCGCCTCACGGGCAATCGGTTTGACTTCACCCGCCAACCTGTTCACGCCGTGTCCAAGGTGGTGGGTGCCATCAGTGGGGAGCTGCCAAGCAATGCATACCAGCTCGTTCATGAGAGCGACCCGCTTGTGCTCGGCCGCTCGACGCTAGCCGGCGACTACCTTGAGATCGTCCCGGTTGACGATGGGGAGGGGGGGTACATCCCGTTCGGTGCATCTGTTAGCGTGGTAGGCGAGGAGCACACCCTCATAGGGGAGTACCTGGAGTATTTGGACAGCATCGGTGCAGATCCGCTCTCAATCGTTGTGACGAGTCAAGACGGGCTGACCACATATCGGGGACCAAACGATCCAAGCGGGGTGTCCGATTACACTATTGTGGATGGGGACGAGACAACCCCTTACGCCATAAAGCGTGTGCCAACGGGGACAATTGCATCAGGAGCCGTGGTGCTCGTGTCCTATGATCACGACGAGAACTTCACCGTCTCCTACACGACGAACATCATTGTTTCCGTCGCACAAGAAGCCATCAACGTGAAGCGTCATGCTACGGCAGACGTGGTCGTCAAGGAAGGCGTGCCCGTCCCTGTAGACATCGCAGCTACGGTCATCTTGGCTCAGGGATCCTCGAGATCTGCAGTGGACTCCGCTCTTCGCACGAACCTCGCCAACTACTTCGCGAGGTTGCGGCTTGGGGACCCGATTCGGCAAGGCGATGTGGTAGCGATCATCGAGGGCACGTCTGGCGTTAGTTACGTGGAGGTGCCGATCACGACGATGATCCGTCAAGAGGGATCCATGGTCGTGCGCGAGGGTCTTGCCACGGGTCAAGCAGGGGATGTGACGTACGTGGCCGCTTGGTCCGGAGCGACGGTGTCCACATGGCTCATCGACCAGGAGCTGTCCTCCGCTACAACGAATGGAGGCGGCCCCACGAACGAGTACCGAGGAGTGTTCCAGGATGACGTTGCCTTGACGCTCCTAACCTCCTCACCGAGCACTGCGCTTGGCGCATCGGTAGGGAATGCGTTCATCGTCGGCGATGATGGGTTGGCTATTCCAGGACTTAGCGACACGGCGGCCCTGAATGCGGAGGGGTGGTTCACGGAGGACGAGCTAATTGAGCAGCGCCGCCTGCTCACGGCCAACAGGGTGCTCGTCACCACGTCCGTCGATGACAGCCCCACAACCCACTCCTATGCCGCCACCTACATTGTCGGCGTGTCTACGGGGGCGGGCAACATCACCACCAACCTGTCCGAGTATCCCATCATGGGCAACGTCGAGTTCACCTTCGACGAGGACCGGTGAGCCATGGCCGCCGACGATCCTACCAACCCGCTTGACGCCATCACGCTGTCTCAAAATCCGTCTCCGTTTCCAGAGACGGGGCAGGATTTCCTCGACAAGGTGAGGCTGCAGACGAGCGCCATCCTGGCGCAGTTCATCAAGGTGCTCCCTTCCAACTACGTCTCTCGCACCACGGGGCCGTTCTACACCCTCCAGTTCCAGGCAGCGGCCGAGCAGCTCGCTGTGTTCCAAGTCACGGCACAAGAGGTGTTCAAGGACGCGGACTACGACTACACCCGTCCAGAGTTCCTTTGGGAGGTGCTTGGGTCATTCGTGTTCCCCGAAGCCACCACCGTCCCTACCGTTGACGGCGACCAGGCCTACCGAACCTTCCTGAAAAAGATGGTGTTGCTGTTGCTCCGAGGGGCCACACCAGGCGTGATGCAGGAAGGGGCAGAGCTACTAACGGAAGCCGATGTCTTGCTGCTCGAGAGGTTCCTGGAAGCGCGGGAGCCAGGCTCCGCGTTCACGATCGACGACCAGTTCTTCGTGGACCTTCTAGTAGAGGAGGGGGGCGGGACATCCTTCCCAGCGCAGCCATTCGTCCTCCAGGAGAATGTCCGGCTCATCTTGAAGGCCCTCAAGCCAGCCCATGTCCTTTACAGCTACTCGCACTTGTTCCGAGAAACCTTCGGGACGCTCTTTGTGGACACGTACTCGTGGGAGATGTCCGCCTACTACTACGACGACTTCCGCAAGTTCTGCTACGGTGCCAAGGAGATTACAGGGCTGCGGTTCGTTCGCCGGCCGGGCCGATGCCCTAGCCCAGCGTACCGGGCGCGGGCAAGCAAAACGAGACGGGCGCAGACCGGCCCGTACGCACGAGACCTCCTGCAACGCCGCCTCGGGCGCTGCGACGGTGCCCACCACCAGCGTGCGAGGCTGGCAGCGCGGCAGCGAAGCCTGCTGCTCAGTGCGAGAACTCTTGTGACGCGCGTCTTCGATAGGGGTTCTGGCTGCGACCGTGCGCCGGAGGTCGAGCGGCCTGAAGTTGAGGAGTGACCCCGCCGCCAGAGCGGGGCCGGTGCCGGCCGGCCTCGAGCCTCGATCCGATCTGCAACTCGATGTCCCCGCCGTCGTAGCCGCCGCCGGCGCCCGCGTTCACCCGATGCTCACCCTGTCTTGCCATGGTGCGGCCGTGGGTTCGCCGGGTTCACCGGCAAGGTATCCGTGGTCGGCGTCCGGCTCTCTCGACGGCTTTTCGAGGGCTGGCCCTCCAAGGTGGGATGGAGTTCGCGTGGTGGTGTTTGCGTTGGGCCGCGGGGCGGCCGTCCGGCGGGCTGGGGAGCGATCTCGCGTGCGTGCCGGCGTGGTGGCCGTGCTGGGCCTCGCCGTGGTGGCGGCGGCGTGCTCGCGCGGTGGCTCGGACCGGGTAGCCTCCAGCGGCATCGATCCGGCGACGGGAACCCGCGCCAGTCCGCGCGTGGTCGCCAATGGTCCGATCCCGAAGGGCGGCGGCGTCTACAAGGTGGGTGTGCCCTATCAGGTGGCCGGGCGCTGGTATCATCCGCGCATCGATCCGGCCTACGACCGCACCGGCGTCGCCTCCTGGTACGGCGACGATTTCCACGGCCGCAAGACCGCCAACGGCGAGATCT